AAGCGAATTAAGGAGTGGATCAAACAACAGCAGGACCCAAGGAATGGCTAAGAAACCTCAAATACCTTTAGCAGAAGTTATGCGAGCCATAGACAAAAAGGATCGCAATTGGTATAATAATCTTACTGCTGAACAAAAGAAGGCTTTTAGTCCTTGGATGATGATGAGGTATGCTAGTAGTGTGCAAGGCAAACAAGCACCTGACTATGTATGGATGGTAAATGAATTAATAAATCACAAGTTTAGTGATGTTAGTAAACATCCGGAGTTGCAATGGTTATTAATGACTGCGGCTGGCAGTGGTAAAGTTCAGCACCACCCATATATTAAACCACCTAATGCAAGAAAAAAGAAAAGCAAAAGAGTAGACTTTGTTAATGATATTTTGCCACATTTAAAACAAGATGAAATTGATTTATTGTTAAGTATAAACAGTGATGAAGACCTAAAACAAATGGCAAAAGATTATGGTTTAGATGATAAAACTATAAAGGATATATTTAAAAAATGAGTTTGAAATGCAAGTGGTGTGGCAAAGAGTTTAGAAGTGAAAGCACACTTGCAGTTCACATGTGTGTAAAGAAAAGACGTTGGACTGATAGAGATATGAGTCACATACGTTTAAGTCACAGAGCATTTCAAATGTTTTATGAAATAAACACTAGTGCAAAACAACCTAAGAGTATGGAAGACTTTATAATGAGTCCTTATTATGAAGCCTTTGTAAAATATGGTAGAGCATGTCAAGTAAATGAATGGCTAGAACCAGAGAAATATACAGAATGGCTAATTACAAAAGGTGTTAAACTAAAACAATGGACATCAGATAAATCTTATAATACTTATATACAAGACTTTGTAAGAAAAGAAACAGGACTAAGAGCATTAGAAAGAACAGTTATATATCTTTCTAAATGGAGTGAAGAAACTGAAAAAGAATGGCAATCTTATTTTGATGTTGTGTCTCCTAGTAGAGCAGTACATGACATTAGAAGTGCAAAAATTAGCCCATGGGTAATTTATCTCAGTCAAACAGGAGACTTATTGTTGCAAAAATTTAATGATGAGCAAGTAGCATTAATAAAAGATTTTATAGATCCACCATTTTGGATGAAACTGTTTTCAAATAATAAAGAAGAAGTAAAAGAAATTAAACAAGCATGTGAAGAGGCAAATATATGAAGACAATTTTATTTGCAGGTGATAGTTATGCAGTGGCAGATCCAGAACACAAACACCATGGTGAAATAATTGCAGAACACTTTGGTCTAAAATGCAAATTAGAAGGCATTCCTTTTAGTGATGTACAAGCAAATGGCTATGTTACTATAGGTAGAATTATAGAAGACCCTAGCATTACACATTGTTTATATTATGTAACTAGAGCAACACATTTACATTTACATGATAACAATATAGATGAAAATTTATTACCACCTTTACCAGAAGATATTAAAAATGGTAATCAAAAAATCAAATATACACAGGAATGGTTTAAAAGTCATTACCAAGCAGAGTACGATAACATACCTGGCATGGAGGCTATATTTGCCAAACCTACTGCTGAACAAGAATTTGATGATTGGTTTTTAAAATGGTTACCTAATCCTTCTAAAAAAAGAGCAAGAGAAGGTAATTTAGTTTGGGTATCCATGTTAGGTGCAGATGATAAGGCAAAACCACGTGCATACCAAAAAGACCGTATATATAAATTTGATAAACATGACTCTTGGGGTAATTATACTGCAGGACCTAACGATTTAGAAGAAGTATTTAAAGTACCTGCATACAGTCATGCTATGAGATTCTTTGGAACACTAGCATTAATACAAAAAGTATGTGATGAAAAAAATGTTAAATTAAAACTTGTACATCATATGCCTGAATTAACGTCTTTGAACACACTTGCAAAGAATTTAAAAATGTTTGATACTTGGGACATGAGTAAAGATGTCTTTGGTTCACATGATGCGTTATTAAAAATAAGGCATGAGCAAAATCTTAATATGATAAAATCACATTATACAAAAGAACTGCATGAAAAAATTGCAGAAACATTTATAAAAACACAAGGAGAATGGATAAGTGAATGTTAATTTAATTAGTTACAGCAAATCAGACGGAAGTCATCTCATTGACTCTGCAAGTGCAACAGAACTTGTGGCATTTTGTGCCAGGGTAAGCAATCCAGAAGGTCAAATGAATAGTGCAACAAGCGAAAAACTTATAAAGTATTTGATGAAACATAAACATTGGTCACCATTAGAAATGGTAAGTGTTTGTTTGGAAATAGAAACAACAAGAGACATTGCTAGACAAATATTAAGACATAGAAGTTTTAGTTTCCAAGAGTTCAGTCAACGATATGCAGACCCAACTAAAAGTTTAGACTTTGAAATTAGAGAAGCAAGATTTCAGGATACTAAAAATAGACAAAATAGTATTCCAGCAACTGAAGATGATTATGAACTTGTTTCTAAGTGGAATGAGAAACAAAAAGGCGTAATTAGAGTTGCCAATGAGGCATATGGTTGGGCAATAGAAAATGGTATTGCTAAAGAACAAGCAAGAGCAGTATTACCTGAAGGCAATACTGTAAGTAGATTATATGTAAATGGTACATTAAGAAGTTGGGTACACTATATTGAATTACGTGGCGCCAATGGTACACAATTAGAACATATAGAAATTGCAAATGCAGTTGCTGATGTTATTGCTAAGATATTCCCATTAGCAGAAGAATATAAAGGAAATGAGATATGAGCCAATGGTGGTTTAATTTCTTGACATGGTTTGTATTTGGTGGTATAATAATAACTTGTATCCAAATATTAATTAGAAGAAAATGAAAATAAATTTTGATGTAGACATTGATATGGCAGACAGAGATAAGTTTTTAAAACTTGTTGAACACATACCTGCTAGTATTAAAAAAGAAGATACGTTTGATAAACACAATACCGGTGTCTACTTTCAACCTATTCCTAGTTTTCCAATTGAAGGATATAGCACAATAGACCATAAAGAAGCAGAAGAGTTAGGATATTTTAAAGTTGACTTTTTAAACAATCACATATATGAAGGTATTAAAAATGAAAAACATCTTGATAAACTTTTAAATACAGAACCTTTATGGGAATTGTTTGGTCACAAAGAAGTAGTAGAAAAATTATTCCATATTAACAACCATTTTGATATTGTAAAACAATATAAACCTACTAGTGTAGAACAATTAGCAATGATACTTGCAATGATTAGACCAGGCAAACGATATCTTGTAGGAAACAACTGGGAAATAATTGAAAAAGAAGTATGGACTAAAACAGAAGATTATTTCTTTAAACGCAGTCATGCTATAGGATATGCTACTGCTATTTGTGTTCAATTAAATTTAATGGTTGAGCAATTAGGTTAGTCTACCTTTTTAACCAACTGTACTGTTCTTCTTTTAATTCTCTTTTTAAGAATATTTTGCATACTTGTTACAGGGCCAAAAAGTACTTCAGTTTCTTTAAGTACGAATGTTCTTAAGCAATGTCTAAAGTCTTCCATTTCTTTAAATAAAAATACGTCTATTGGCAAAAGTCTGTTACTTTCCCACCACCATAAATCGCCTAAATCTAATAATTGCTTTTTCTCTTCGTCATTTTTGCATCTCTCTATATCGTAAAAACTTAGGATTTGTGCATCTTTATTTTGTACTATTCCTACGAATTCTTGGTCAGCAAATGTTATACCTGTGAGAAATGGAAACTTTTCTTGTAGTTCTTCATGTTTAGTCATCTAAGATATTTATTAACACATATGATAAATACTAGACAAAGATGGTATTATTTTATGTCGTATGCAAGTACTAAAACATTATATATATTAAATTATCAGTCCGTAGACTTAGTTTTAACTGCGGATGGAATAAAAGTGGATAACAGACCTATGAATCAACAAAGATTAGTAGTACATAAAGGATTTGACAATCAATTAAACTTTTATGTGCGTAATAGAGACAGAGCATTACAAAATATCAGCACAAAAACGTTGTATGCTAGTGTATTAAATCCCAATACTAGAAGAAGAGTTATGTACAAACCGCTAACATTAGTTAGCAGTGGTACTACAGGAGAGGCTAAATTAAGTTTAGTTCCTGGTGACCTTAGCGATTTAGAACCTGGAATTTATCAACTAGCAGTAACAGAAAGTTCTGATAGTGGTGTAACTATGTTCCCATTGTATGCAAACCAAGACGACAGAATTATAACAGACCTAGAAGTGAAAAGCAGTTTGGAACATGAACCAGTTGCTTCACAAACCCAAACATCATTTACAGAAGAAAGTTCTAATGTATATGTTAGTAGTGCTATGTATGGAAATCAAGATAAAAATTTCAGACATAGTAGACACACTATTGCATTTTACATGACAGGCTTTACAGGAAATATCACAATACAAGGAAGTGCATTAGAAAGCACACCTACACAACCAAGTGATTGGTATGATATTAATCCTACTGGTGATGGTGCAGAATCAAAATTAGGTTTTACAACCTTTTCAGGTATAGATCCTTTTAATTTTACTGTAAACACTAACTGGATTAGAGTAAAATATGAGGATAAAACCGCAGGTACTTTAGATAAAGTTCTATTAAGAAATTAGTTGACTTTATTTCATTTGGGTGTTATAATTAGTTGTTATGCATCATCATGAACTAGTTGACGAAGTACACAGATTACTTATGGACAATTTGCCTATCAATGCAGGCAAAACTCCTAGTGGTTGGACTACATTCAATTGTCCAGTATGCAACGATAAACGAAAACGTGGTGGTGTAATTCAAAGCAATTCTAAAATAAGTTATCATTGTTTTAATTGCGGATATACAACAGGATGGGCACCGTCCCCTAAACTAGGTGGCAAATACAAAAAACTATGTGAAGCATTAGGTGTATCTACTAGTGAAATACACAAAGTTGTCTTGAATCTGATGAAATATGGTGATGCATTAGACAGAAGTGAAACAGATGATTATGTGTATAGTGCGGCAAACTTTAAAAAAGTTGATTTGCCAGAAGATACACAATTTGTAGATAATTTACCTGACGACCACAAAGTAAAACAGTATGCAATTGAACGTGGATTACTAGGACAATATCCATTATTGCATTTTAATGATAGTATGTATAATGCTAGATTAGTTGTTCCGTTTTTATATAATAATGAACTTGTTGGTTGGACAGGCAGACATATAAATCCACCTAATAAAGAAACTGCAAAATACTTGTTAAACATGCAAAGCGGTTATGTGTTTAACATAGATAAATTTGTAGACACTGACAGAGACTTTGTAGTTGTTGTTGAGGGGGTATTTGATGCTATATTGATAGATGGTATTAGTGTATTAGGAAATGGTGTTACGCCTGAACAAGCACATCTCATTGACAAACTTAATAAACGTGTTATACTTTGCCCTGATAGAGATAGTGCTGGTAAAGACCTAATTGAAAAAGCCATTGAACTAGGTTGGGAAATTAGTTTTCCGCCGTGGAGCAATGAATGTAAAGATGCCGCTGATGCAGTAAATAAATATGGTAAACTATTAACACTTGCAAGTATCGTTAAATTTGCAAGTGATAACAAAATAAAGAATCAAGTTAAAGCGAAGATGTTATGATTAAAAATGTATTAGTGAATGGATGTAGTTTTACATATGGACATGGTGATACAGAATTTGCTGACACAGGCGAATTAATGCCGCCTAGAGATTTTGTATGGGCTTATAAGTTGGAAAAATTATTTACAACACAGATGGTTAAAACTATTAATGTTTCTAAAGGCGGTGCTAGTAATAATAGAATTGTTAGAACCACACTAGAAGGAGTAGAAAAACATAAACCAGATGCAGTTATTGTACAATGGTCATCTCCTTTTAGAAGTGAATGGTATGATGAAATGTGGGAAACATATTATGGACTAATTCCAACAGGAGCAATAAAAGATTCAGACAAACGTTTTCATGAACCTTTGGATATGTTTGGGGAACCTAATCTTTATATGCCTGTTCCTAAAATGAGAGATTACGGATATGAAACAGAATACTATAGAAATATTAAAAAAGCATCACAGATGTATCAAGCATATATGATGAATCATGTAGAAGCAATGATTAGTTTTTGCAAAGACGCAATACTAGTACAGAATTATTTAGAAAAAAGAAACATACCATATTTGTTTACCAGTATGTCTTATGCTTGTAATTTAGGTAGACCCATAGGTGCAACAGAAAGTATCTGGGATATGATAGAAGAAACTCCACTTCCGTACATATCACATTTAAGAGAAGAAGTGGATAATAGTAAATGGACAAGATATCCGTTTAGTGCAATGATAGGAGACCATATTGTGTCACATGATCCTTGGGACCCCCACCCAAATGATGTAGGGCATGAACTAATTGCTAAAGAACTGCACAAAGAAATTGTTAAAAGAGAATTATTAAAGGATAATTAGTAAGCATGGATAATATTCAAGAATACACAGAAGAAATACAAGAAATGTTTTTAAAGTTTCTAGTTTCCGATCCTGAATTGTTTGTTAGGGTAAACAATATTGTTGAACCTTATATGTTTAACAAGAAGTATCAAGACACAGTAAAGTTTTTAAAGCAACATAGTACTGAATATAGTTCTATTCCTACTATTGACCAAATAACAGCAACAACAGGAGTTGAATTAGAACGTATTGAAGGTATAACAGAAAATCATTCAGATTGGTTTTTAGATAGTTTTGAAAAATTTTGTAGGCATAAAGCATTAGAAAAAGCAATACTTGATAGTACAGACTTATTAGAAAATCAAGACTATGGTGCAGTTGAGAATAAAATAAAAGATGCAAGTCAAGTAAGCCTAGTAAAAGATTTAGGTTTAGAATATTTTGAAAATCCTAAAGAAAGACTACAATATATTAAAAGTCAAGCAGGTGCAATTAGTACAGGCTGGAAAAAGTTTGACCAAAAGTTATATGGCGGACTTAACAGAGGAGAAATAACAATCTTTGCTGGTGGTAGTGGTGCAGGTAAAAGTTTATTCTTACAAAACTTAGGAGTTAATTGGGCATTAGCAGGATTAAATGTAGTTTATATTAGTTTAGAGTTAAGCGAACAACTTATTAGTATGCGTCTTGATGCTATGGTTAGTGAATATAGCACAAAAGAAATAATGAAAAACATGGATGATGTAGACTTAAAAGTGCGTATGAAAGGTAAAGGTGCTGGTAAGTTTAGAGTAAAACAAATGATTAGTGGTGTAAATGCCAATGATATTAGAGCATTTGTTAGAGAATACGAAATAAACACAGAAGTAAAAGTAGATGCTATACTTGTAGACTACTTAGATTTAATGAGTCCTATTAGTGCTAAAGTTAGTCCAGGCGATTTGTTTATTAAAGACAAGTATGTTTCAGAAGAATTAAGAAATTTAGCAATGGAATCAGGCACATTGTTTGTAACTGCATCGCAGTTGAATAGAGGTGCAGTAGAAGAAATAGAATTTGACCACCATCATATTGCAGGTGGTATTAGTAAAATACAAACAGCAGACAATGTTGTAGGTATATTCACAAGTAATGCCATGCGAGAACGTGGTAGATATCAAATACAGTTTATGAAAACACGTTCTAGTAGTGGTGTTGGCAGTAAAGTAGACTTGAAGTTTAATCCTGATACACTTAGGGTAGAAGATTTAGATGAAGATGAAGAAGAAGCAATGACAATGCAATCTTCAACGTTAATTGACCAACTAAAAAGAGGCAATAGCATTAAAGCAGATGAGGATGATAACAAGAGTACAATCAATACTGCTTTAAACATGCGTGAGTTTATGAAGAAAAATGACATATAAATGATAAATATGCTTAATAGGAAATAAAATATATGTCACAAGGTAAAACTAGAACAATTTTAGAAGAACTTAACTCTATCAGTACTGATAGAAATAAGCACCATGTTTTGGAAAACAGAGTTGAACACTTGGTTAGTGGTGTCGAAAATGTTAAGAAAATACTAAAAGAAACTTACGATGAAAATACTGCTCTAGATTTAGAACGTAGAATGATAAACAGTCTAAA